AAAAAAGTGCTTGTTGAGACGTTCGTTGGTGGCAATCAAGTAAAACTCTTGCAGTTCTCTACTGCCTTCTACTGAGCTGCCCCAACGAATCATGAGATAGTTCGAAAACTTCTTGCGTTCTTCTTCGGTGAGTTCGTCGTAGAATGTTCTGTTCTTGCGATCAAACTGTCGCATTTCATTGCCAATGTCTAGTTTGTTGGTCATGTTTTCTTTAGATTGTACATTACTTCCAGCTGATCCCACAACTCCTGCATGCCCGGATCTGACTGTGACATTTGATAGATGCCTACAATTTTACCAACCACGGTGGCTGGCATTCCAAGTATGTTATCTTCACAATTGGCATCGTATCCCACAACATGACGGTCTGTTGATCCTGACTCACGTGCATATATTGTGGGACCAACACGTTCGTAGATATAAGTGGCACCAGGTCTAAGAGTTCCCATACTCGTATCCATATTGCAAGTGTGCCCAACGAAGGAAACGTTCTAGTCCTTCACGATCACTGGGATAACTTTCCAAATATATTTTGGTCAGTCTATTGATGATTTCAAATATTTCAGGTTCAGTGTAGGGCATTACCAGGCCTTTTGATAGTCTACAATTTCACAGTTACGGCTGATGTCTTTGACAAAGTACACACAGTCAGGCTTGGGGCCTTCGGAGATTGGCACTGCTAGCATTTGTCCGTTTTTTAATTTGGGTGCGTACCACGCAACTTCTTGATACACGTCTACAATTTCAATTGTAGGGAAACTGGGGCGAAAACTGCTGAGTGGATTGAATTGAAATACTTTGAATCCTCGATCATTTATACTTGTGAGTGGCAGCATCTCCAGGTCACCTATCTCAGGTTCTCCAATCAACACTTGCCAGTCAATGGGCATTTTGATTTTGCGATCTCCTATTTGCAAGACCAGTGCAGGTGCATTAAAGCTTTCAAGAAAGATCAAGGGTATGTAATGATAGTCAGGGTTGGCAGGATCACTATTGTCTAGTATTGCAAACCTCATGTCATCAACTTCGTCTGGCAGTTGATTAAGGTCATAAGGTTCATTGGTGTCAAGTGTTAAAATTCGCATAAGTGTTTAGTATATATTTTTACAGGCACAAAGTCAACCTGTTATTGCCATTTAAGTTTTTCAGCAGTGAATGGATAGTTAGCTTCTTTGTAGAATGCCTTGCGTTTGGTCAAGTGTCGCTTGGCAAACTTGCAGGTTGAAGTTATGTCCCAGATTTGCACATGGTCTTTGTCTTCAGCTTTGCGAATCCCGCGGCCAATACTTTGAATAACCCTTGTAAAACTCTTACCGGACTCGACCATGACCAAATTAAAAATACGGGGTATATTGATACCCACAGCAGCAACACCATAAGTGGCTACAATAATTTTGTCCGTGGACTCTGCAACTTGGTCATAGTGCTCTTGTCTTGTGGTGCCTTTGGTTGCACCTGACACAAACACCGCCTTGTCACCCAGCCGTGATACCAGTTCATGTCCGGCAGCAATGCGATCTACCAGCACAAGGGTATTACCAGTTTCGTTTACCTGCAGAATCAACCCTGCCATGGCATCTAGTCTGCCGGGCTCTTCCAGCAGATATTTAAGCTCGCTTTGATAATTTGAGTGCTCCACATGATCCATCAACTGCACAATATTCACATGGCATTGTGCTAGCACACCGCGATCTTGTAGTTCGCTTGCAGCCAGTTTGGAAATAACAGGGCCCAAGCTAACCAACAAACTAACACTCTCAAACTTTTCTTTGGGCACAGTGCCCGTGAGTCCCCAACGAATTGGAATATGACTCATTGCACCTGTCAGCAGAGTCTTGAGTGCATCTGCTTTGGCCATGTGTACTTCGTCAACCATGACACACACCACACCTTCAATAAACTCCTGTATGGTACAGTCGCCGACACCTGCTTTGGTATTCTTCAACAGCACATTCAAGCTTTGCCATGTGCAAATGGTATGGGTCTTGCCCCACTCCTTGCGATCACCAAAGTACACGCCCACATCAAGTCCCAGATTCCTGTAGTCTTTTTCTGTTTGCTTCACTAGATCTTTGTTGGGCACAATAACAATACTGCGCCCGTACTTTTCAACGCTGTAGCTCAGGGCCGCTGTCATGATAGTCTTGCCTGCACCAGTGGCCACTTCCTGAATACACTGTGGATTTGACAGGAAGTCATTGATGATCTGAACTTGATAGTCACGTATCACAATAGGTTGACCCGCTGCCGGGTGCCCTACGGGCCAGGTCTTGTGACTGAATGTGTTTTCATTTGCTTGATCAAACTCAAATGTAGTGGAGTATTCACGCTGATCATCCAGTTCAATGTCGTAGTCGTATTGTTCTAGGACTGGGATAATCTCAGGCAACAGATTTACATATGTACTGCCGCCCATTTGAAAGTACGCAACTTTGCCGTCCCAGCGTCCCAGTCGAACACTGGGCAGATATCTTGCATAGGGATTTTCGTACTTGAATGTGTTGACTAGTTTTTTACGAACGTCTAGATCGAGACCTTCTATCTTGATATTGACTTCGTCTTTGATAATGATTGTTGCTTGTTTCATCTATTTTAATTTGTTCTGTAGCACTGGCCTAAGAGTACTGACAAAAAGATCTTGGCTTTGATAACCCGGGTGGTGATCTTGATTGCTTGCATGATCTACTTGCATTATAGCTAAAGACTTGTACAAATTCAACCACAACGGTTCCTGGATTCCTCCGTAGTCTCGATAGTGTTGATGTATCATTTGATACAGTTGAAATATCTCTGGGTCATCTCTTGTTTCCACTTGCAAAAGATCCTGTTCATATTGATCAAGATCACTGGGCAGTTGTATTTGCCTGGGTTCAAAATAATTTGCACACCAGGGCCCAATACCGTTTACAAAAAACAACTGTTTGCCACGTGAGACAATCTGTAGCTCTTGTAGAACATTCACATACTTGATCATCTTCAAGATATCCCAATGGTCGTTGTGCAATCTGCGTAGATTATTGCCTACTTTTTCCAACCATGTGCCCGAGTATGTGATTTGATCGTTCACGCTCACTGGTAAATTGGTAAGCATGGTATCAACTGTGTACAGTTCCAGTCCAACTTGAAAATTATACCGCGGAATGGCACTCCAGGCAACCAGCACAATGTCATATGATTTCTGAACCAGTGCTGAAACAGTTTCCAAAAAAATCCATTCGTTGTTGGCACCACTTTTTGCCCGGTTAGTAACGTCATATCCTTCAAACAATTGATTGGCCCACAAGCGGGGATCTAGATTTTCTTTGGCCAAGCCCTGACCCTTGGTTATAGAACATCCAACTACCAGTACTGTTGTCATATAAATTTTGCCATTTCTGGAAACACTGTTGCAAAGTTTAATTTTCGAAATTCATCATGTTGATGCAGTCTTGATCTAAACAATTCAAACTGATCACTGTCGTTGGTGGTGCGTATCATTTCTGCCCATATCCGCACATCAGCATGTTTGCTGTTTTGCAATTTTTGCACAATGGTCTCTCTAGCCAATGGTGTCCAGACACTGGGCCTCATGTGAGCAGGAGTATGTACTCTGCCCAGCCAAGGAGTCGGAAGCCCTGTGTTCTGTGCCCACTCAAAAAACTCATCCAGATAATACACATTGTATGCACTGACTGTGTGACTAACACTCAATCGGAGATTGGATTGTGAGTGAGACAGATACTGCTGTACCACAGATTCAAATGTGTTCCACTTGGCGGGGTAACGGATGTATTCATATTTTTTATCTAGTCCATCCACGCTGATTTGAATATCAACTTCTTTGAAATGTTGCCACAGGTCCCACCAGGTGTGGTCCGGAAATAGTGTAGCATTGGTGGTATAATGCAGAGTGATATTTTGCGATTGAGTTGTGTCTATATAATGGGTCAATAGACTCTGTTGCTCATTTACGCCACTGAGAAACGGTTCGCCGCCTGGTATGTCTACATGCACAAGATTAGGAGCAGACTGAACAAAGTCTCGAACAAAATTTTGTTTGTAAAAATGAAATGGGCGTACATCCACTCCGGTAATTTGCTTGTGTTCCACTTGCCATCTACTGCTAGACCGTGGGTTACATGTGATACAAGTTAGATTACATGTGTTACCAAATGCCACGCTGGCAGTAATAAATCCTTTGCTAGAATTATATTCATTATATGGCACTTGCCATCTTTCCTGATCCAGTTGACGTTTGCTGAGTATATTGTGTTCTTCTTCAATACGGCAACGGTCGCATCCTTGAGGCCATTGATTGTTTTCAAATTCTTTTTGTACTTGTTTTAAAAAATCACTTTGAACATAGTCCTGAATAGAGTGTTTTTGAATATCAAACTGCTCAGAATAATGTTGAGTTTGAAATTTGCAACAAGGTGAAATATTGCCCTGTGGGCTAATATCTATATTTGTGCATGGTGCGTGACAATAAGGCATAGTGTATATATTAACACAATGCCAATGCAAAAGTCAAAAAAATAGACTCCAAAGAGTCTATTAAAGGTCAGTTGTCTGACCAGGAGTGTCAAACTATCAAACCGCCTTCATACAAGTTGTTTCTGCCATCAGTTTCCATTTGCTGGCAAAGCTCTTACGCAAGTCTGCAATCTTCAGAGCCATACGCAGGCTCATTTCACGCAGACGATCTTGATTGGTGTGCATGAACTCAATGATCTCGTCTTGAACTTCGGGCTCAAAGTCATAGTCTTGAAACAACACACCGTCTTTGGCAATCTGCTTGATACGCAACAGTTTGTCACGCATGGTGTCCAGTGTCAAGTCCAGATAGTGACAACGACTTTGCAATGCATCCAGGTGATC